CCGTACCCGACCGCATCAAACGCGCCCACATCGCAATCATGCAACACAAAGTCTTCGCTGGTTATTCCGGCGTGCTGTCGTGTGGCAAGGTCAAGTTCGATGAGAACATCCCAACTGCCATGACCAATGGCTGGGATGTGACCTACAACCCCAAGTTCGTGGAGCAGTTCATGCCCACTGACCCCGAGCTACGCTTTCTTGTGTTGCATGAGGCGACACACAAGGCGTTCCGTCACCTGCATGTGTGGCGTGAGATACACGAGGAGAACATGCACCTCGCTAACGTGGCGGCTGACTTGTTCGTGAACCTTGCATTGGTAGATGCAGACAAGGGTGAAGGATTCGTCAAGATGCCCAAGCTCGGTATCCAACCTGACCCGCAATATCGTGGCATGTCGGTGGGTCAGATTTACCAGAAGCTCAAAGAGAACCCGCCGCCCGAGGGTGGGGGCGAGGGCATGGACGACCATGACTGGCAAGACGCACAAGACGGCGCAACCCCTGAGGAAGTACAGAAGCGTGCCGATGAAATCCAACGTGCCCTGCGTCAAGGCGAGATGCTTCGCAAGAAGCTGGCAGGCAAGGGTGCCGGTGCTGAGGACGGCATCTTCGGGGACGTGCTGGCTCCCAAGGTGGACTGGAAGCGTGCCCTGCGCGACTTCGTGCAAGAGACCTGTGCGGGGCGTGACGAGTCAACGTGGCGCAAGCCCAACCGCCGGTACTTATCGCAAGATGTTTACATGCCGTCCATGCATGGCGTGACGTTGCGTGAGCTGGTGATTGGCTTCGATACATCAGGCTCTGTGTTCGGTGGCGATGAGATGACACGCTTCGTGTCCGAGCTCAAGGTCATCATTGAGCAGGTCAAGCCAGCCAAGTGCCACGTCATTTACTGGGATACGCGAGTCGCTGGGCATCAGGTGTTCGAGGACGGGCAGTTCGCTGTGCAAGACCTCAAGGTCAAGGGTGGCGGCGGCACTGACGGCTCGGTGTTGTTCGACTACCTGCGCGAGAAGCGCATGGACCCGCAGGCTATCGTGCAGTTCACTGACGGCTACGTGGGTGACTGGGGACACACGAACGTGCCTACCCTGTGGGCGATCACATCCTCAGGCATCGCCGCGCCGTTCGGTACGTCTATCGACCTCTCCGTCTAACGGTTAGATCATGGACGCACATTGGGAACGCATACGGGGTGGGCGCCACCCTGAATGGCTAATGCGTAGGTATGACGCAACTACGGTGCCCCCTCGGGGGCTCGTGTGGAGCCCAGCCATAGGGTACCTGAAGCTTGGCTCGGTCAAGAAGATGCGGTGGCATGTAGGCATCAAACTAGCCAAGACGCATTGGGGGGACCCTGATGTACAGGTTGTCTACCTCACCGGACTGACGCAGACCGAAGCATTGGCCACCGCCAAGATGCTGATACTGGGGAGCAGACAACTATGACGCCTACCATACCTAACATCCATGACGACAACGCATGGTTCAAGATAAGCCCCGCATGTTGGGGGTTTGGGTCGAGGTACCACTTCGGCTACTCCGACTACCGTGCAATGTCGGGGCTTCACCCTGGGCGCTTGTCTGACGTGCTTGCCGCAATCAGTTGCGTGGGTCCTGACGCATGGGTGATCTACATCCATGGCGAACATCGTGCCCAAGTTGAATCGTGGGACGAAGCTAAATCAATCGCGGCTGTATTACTGAACTCGAAGGAGATGGAATGAGTGACATAGCAGATGCAAAGTGGGAGCCGGTCGCGCTTACCCATGGCAACTGGATTCCAGGGGCGATGGTTATGTACGGCTTGCGCTGGAAGCAAGACCCATGGATGTTTAACCACCGAGCGCTTGTGTTCTACACAGGTGAGGAGTGGCGCATGCATGCATGGTCTGTAAGGCCTGGGAATAGGTTCCGTAACAACAGCGCTGACCAATGGATTGACTGCGGACCGTACCCGTCAAAGCTGTCCGCAATGCGTGCCGCACGCCCCATGGCAAGACTGTTCCATGGCATGGCACCAAGACCTGACGATCACGAGGACTGGAAGGAGAACGCATGAGTATTCTGAAATGGGGATTCACGATGAGCACCACGAGCGAACCAACGTGGTCGGTGCACCAAGGCAACGGCACAACTGCCGGTGACTGGAAGCTCGTGGCGTATGCGAAACGCGCCAGAGACGGTGGCTGGTTCGTGAGGATTGGCAACGTCAACCCGTCCACGTCTGACGAGAAGATGTACATAGGTGAGGAGGTGTTCCCGCCTGACTACATGCTGTCCATGCTTCACATGACGCACCGCAAACCTGGAGAAGACGATGGAGATTCCTGATGACTTTGACTGGCGTGACGTTATCGACCCGCAAGCTGGCAAGTCAACCATGGTGTTTGGCAAGAAGCACCACCTCAAGGGGTGGATCATGCAACACGGGCCCGAGCACTGGGTGGCGCGTACCGTGGCTGGCGACCGCGCAGACTTCGAGACAGAGGAAGATGCCAAGTCGTTTCTGAAATTGGTGTTGCATTCAACACCTGACAACTAACGGTTAGTTCGTATGGACGCAAACACGAGGGCAAAGAATGTGAGCTGGGTCATGAAACATTTTGGGGTAGAGAACTACCCCACCATAGTGGAAGGGTCGCGGTACGGCTACGGCGTAGCGGTGTCTGCAACCCCTGAGCGCGAAGGCAACAGGTTCTTTGTGTTCAAGGTAGGCCGTGGATACGCCAAACGCACCCCCTTGGGGGAATACGACACGGCGCAAGAAGCCGTGGACATGATGAAACTTTTACTTGCAACTGAAAGGAATGATGATGGGGATGTTTACGAATCTAATTGACCGAATCCTGCACGCATCGTGGGATCGTGCGAGGCGCGCAAGACGCGAACGAAACGAAGCGGTCATTGCATCAGTGTCGCCAGACGTGCCCCGCCAATATACCGGCGTGTCACGCAACTTCACTGTGAAGGAAGCCTTGAACGGCACCTTCATTGAGTTCAACCGGCACAAATGGAATCATCAAAGAGCCGATGACTACGAGCAATGCATCTACATCGTGAGAGACGGCGAGACCCTGGTGGACGCAATCGCTACGGTGTTGGTGTTGATGGACAAACGGGGGGATGAGGCATGAAAGAAGTAACCGCGAAAGAACTGCAAGCGCTTGACCCCAAGCGTTTCGAGAAAGAGTACAACGACTGGCTTGGCTACAACTTCAACTACGAATGGTGGGAGTTCCTTGAGCAAGACTTCACCGACCGCATGGCGGCAGTGGGCGTGCGTGTCGATAAGATTTTGTTCTCACTATCATATTCGCAAGGCGACTACGCCACGTTCGAAGGGCGCATTGACGTTGGCATGTGGATGCACCATCAAAAATATGACGAGGACCGGACGTTTGCAGAAGCGTTCCCTGCGCTCTACCTTGCCGTAGTGCAAGACGGGACCTACGCGAATATCAGTGACCGATACCGGCGCCACGCTGACGTTGACTACCACAGCAACATTGAATACACCGACCCCGAAGGCGTGTTCCAACACCTTGACGAAGACACATGGCGTGACCTTGTGTATGACCAAGAGCAAGAGGCTGACCTGCAATCCAACGTAGAGGCATGGGTGTCTGCGCGGTGCCCGGAGTTGTACCAAGACCTCCGTAAGGAGTATGAAAGCATCAGTGACGAGAATTCGTTTATTGAAGCGTGTGAAGCCAACGAAGTCATGTTTGAAATTGAGGAGGAAGAAGATGAAGTTTGTAATTCATATTGAAGGCGCGCAGTACCTGCTGTCCCCCGCGCAGGTGGAGATTCTGGTCACCGCACTCAGCGGCACGGAGATGCTGACGGACATTGATATTGGCAAGGGCAATGGCACACACGGCTATGCCGAGCAGTACATCCACGGCATCAAGCCAGCGAGGTTGCAACACCAATTACGCATGACCGTCTTGGACGAAGAGGCATACGAGGCAATGAAATTTGTAACTAAACAACATGAGGGGAAGAAGTCATGAAACACGAAAAAACATTTGCGGCTATTGAGAAACTCAAGGACGTTGAGATTGAACTGCACCGCCTGAAGAACGCGTTGGAGAGGGCGAATAAAGCGCTGGATAGCGCGCGTCCATGGGTGAGCTTGACGGAGCAGGACAGGCTTGACCTTGTGGTAACTGCTGTTGGGAATAAGTGGACTGACCTCGAATTAGTGACGCAACTCGAAGCCAAGCTGATGGAAAAGAACGGCTATGTCAAGGAGGAAAAATGATTGCAGACGAAGGATGCGCTGAGCGCGGGTGCCCCATGCACGACCCACGAGACGAAGAGCCTGGGGTGCAGATGTACACCAAGGACGAATACGAAGCCCACTACGACCGTGGCTGGAACTCAGCACTAGAGCTGGCGGCGTTCAAGTTGAAGAACGATTTCAAGTCAGCATTCGGTGAAGACACTTTGGCAAGCATTGCCGTGTATCTAAAGGAGATGAAAAAGTGAGCACATCACAAGAGTACTGGGATGCCTGCGTCATCAAGACGTGGCGACAGCACGGCAGTTTTCTGGATGCCGTGAATATGTTCAAGTCAATCACAGGCATTGACTTGATGACTGAAGAAGGGCGCCGTTCAGTTTTGCGTACGCCCAGACAGTTCTTCCCTGCTCATTCGGGGATACGACTCTTTGTGGCGCAGTTCCTGCCCAAGATTAGTGAGCGGCTGTTCGACCAACCACCTGAGAAGGATGTGCTGTTGCTTCGCAAGCTGGCAACTTCGAAGTATGACGTTGAGGACAAAGCGTATCTGACTGCAAGTGATACTGAGCATAAAAACATCAACAACCAACTGAAGCGTAACCGACTGAAGATAGGAATGAGTACGCAGTCAGTCACCAACCGCAACCACAACACCGACTGGAACGTAGTCAAAGGCAGTGCCCGCGTGAGGGCGAAGCGATGAACACCGGCGCAAAGAAACTGTTACTGCTGATCGCCGCCTACGTGGTGGGCGTGATCCAGGGGCTACTGGTATGTGGAGGTAAATGCTGGTGAGAACAAAACGCATCACGCTGACCATCAGCGGCAACATCGAGGCGATCAAACGCCAACTGCAAGAGGAACACGGAGTGGAGTACAGCTACGCACAAGTGGTTGACCTACTCATCAACTTTTACCGCAAGGCACAGAAGCCTGCAACAACTTTAAGGAGAGACGTATGACTACCATTGCTGGAATCGCACGAGCCGCTGTGCTCGTTGACCTGGAGATTTCAATCTATTCGGGGCGCAAGCAAGACAAGCGCACCCAAGCTGAAGTGACTGCGGCTAAAGGTGCGGCATCGCGCCGTGCGGCGTCCGTGTACAAGTCGCTGTTTGCTGACTGTCCTGAGCTGGACGCCATCAGTAAATTCCAAGCCCGTGTACGTGCCGAGCACTACCGCCTGACGCAACCGTGGAACGACTACGGGGCACGGCTTTTACCCACTGGCCTGTTGCAGGACTACAAGCAAACCATGAACCGCCTGGAGGCTGAGTTTGACCGACTTGTTGATAAGTTCTTGGACAAGTACGACACGCTGGTTGCCGCCGCCGCGTTCCAGATCGGCACGCTGTTTGATCGCAATGAGTACCCCTCACGCGCCCAGGTGGCTAACAAGTTCCGCATGAACGTCACGTTCTCGCCGTTGCCAACCGCAGGTGACTTCCGCCTTGACATCGAGGCTGAGGTGCAACGCGACCTCATCGACCAGTACGAGAAGCGCGCTGTGGCGCAGGTGGTTGCGGCTACCCAAGACTCATGGACACGGCTGTACAACGCCTTGAAGCGCCTCAGTGAACGCCTAGTGGTTGAGAAGGATGGCAAGAAGCGAATCTTCCACGACACGATCGTGACTGGCGCCCTGGAGATGTGCGAGCTGCTGACCCACATGAACGTCTTGCAAGACCCATCGCTAGAGAAAGCTCGGCGTAAGCTTGAGGAGGTATTGTCTGGTGTAACTCCCAAAGAACTGCGGGAGGAGGACGGCACCCGGGCATTGACCAAGCAGAAGGTGGACGAGATTCTGGCGGCGTTTGACTGGGGGATTGAGGATGATACGGATGACTCAGCATAGGACGCGGGACTTTTGGCGCATCAATACAAATCTATTCAAAGAGACCTACGCAACCATGACCAAAGACGGATACGAATTCCGATACGAACAAACCGGCGACACGTACAGGCTTCAGGGTTTCTTCAACCCGCCTGATGTGCATCGTTCGGCGCATGGCAAGCTGGCTACCCGCCCCGAGTGGCTGGTGAAGATTGTGGACGTGGCTGTGGTGGCTAACACGGTGAACCGTGCGACTGCCCCGCCGCCCGACCTGATCCTATGGTTCAGCACCGACAAACAATTCAACCTAACGGAGTACATTGATGTATGAACTACGACTTCCTAACTGACGCTGAGCTACTACGGCGCATCCACGTGGAGACGCACAAAGAACGGCTCGTCAACATCCTTGCCGAGCGGCTGGAGATGCGACTGCGAGACATCAAAGACTTGCAGGATGAAGTGCAACGACTAGAAGATGAATTGGAACATTACGGAGAATGAAATGCCAGACCTACGTTCAGAACTTGAGAAAGTAATCCACGCTTGGGAACAACCTGAGCAACCCGAAGCCCAACCCGAAGCCCAACCTGAGAGCACACCCACCATGGATACAACCACACCCGCCCCGTACAACGAAGTCTTGTTTAATTTTGTGAAAGCGAACCCCGGTTTGACAGGCGTGCAGATTGAATCGCATGTCCCTCAGATTCCGAAGGGGTCTGTAAGTTCACTGCTGGCCGCCATGGCAAAGCGCCATTTAATTATCAAGTCTGGTGGCGCGGGCTCCAACCATTACGGCGGCGTATACCATGCCGCAGTGGACAAGTACATGTCCCCGGCTGAACAATTAGGCGTGGGGCGTGGCAAACGCATGAGCAATCCTGTAAAAGCTAAGCCCAAGAAGGCGGCCAAAAAACAAGTGAATCAAATGGACATGTTTACCCTGGACACCTCTGAGCGCAAAGTTCCCCCGGCACCGAAGCCCGAACTAACCGTTAGTTCGCCTGCCCCGCAGATGCGGTCTGTGTTCGACCTGGACATCGAGTCGTTGACTATTGCAGAGGCTCGTGCATTGCGTGATAAGCTCAACGCCCTTTTCGGAGGATGAGATGCTATTCATTTTCAAGCAACGCCCAGTGAACCTTGACCTGTTCACGTGCCGGCAGATGATCTTTGACGCGGCAAAGCCCAAGCCCGCCGCGCAGTTCTACCCCGACTGGTGGAAAGAACTCAAGACAGAGATACCCATGAAGGGCAGTATCTTCCCCACGGCGACCATGCGCCGCTGTATGGGGATGGTGGACTACTACAAGCACGGCATCATTCAGCCGCTGTGGTCTGACTTTATCTGCCGCACTGGGCCTGTCGGCGACCCGTTCTTTGAGGCGGCGTTCTCTGACAACACCACGCCGGTGTCCCAGCATCCTGAGATGCTGCGTGGGTCTTACCTGCCGGACACGCACTACTGCCACATCAAGATGAGCAACCCGTGGGCGGCTAAGTGCAAGGAAGACATCATGTGGATGTGGGAGCAACCCACGTGGAGCTACCCCCGCCCCAACGACATGATTCTCCTGCCGGGCACCACGGAGTTCAAGTACCAGTACTCGCTGAATGTCAACATCATGTTCGCAAGAGGGCACACGCCTATCGAACACAGGCTGATGTTTCAGCAACCGCTGGTGCACCTGACCCCGCTGACTGAGCGCCCGGTGAAGTTGCATCACCACATGGTTGCGCGTGAGGAGTTCGACAAGCTGATGCAAGGCGAGAAGATAGCCAACATCAATCGCTATCGTGCATACCGCCGTGTGCGGGAAAGCGAAGAAAAGAAGTGCCCCTTCAGTGGGTGGATGAGCCAGTAATGCCACGGCCCAAGTCTGCACTCACCGGACAAAAGGGCTTCGTAGGCGCACGCTTAACGGAAGAACAACGTGAAGCCTTCTACAAACTTGGCGGCGCTAAGTGGCTACGCGCCTATCTCAACAACGTCATCAACAAAGGAAAAACCAATGCACCGACTGACGCAACAGGAACTGCAAGCGTGGTGGCCGTTCACCCGCCTGGACCCAAGCCGGTTCCCGAAAAACCAAAAACAATCTGGCAACAACTTATCAGAGATTGAGGACGCACTATTATGATCGGGCAACCAACCATTCTGACGTACCCAGAAGTAACAGACGAAGAGAAAGAGGCGATGGAAGACCTTGCAAGGCAAATGGAAGCTATGGCAGACCGAGCGCTTGCCAGCGACAGGCAGGTGGGCGGCGAGCACTACCGCGCCAAGTCAATCCAACCTTGGACTGCGATGGAGTCATGGATGACCCCAGAGGAATTCGAAGGCTACCTGCGTGGGAACGTCATCAAGTACATCGCCCGCTACAAAGACAAGAACGGCATCGAAGACGTGTACAAGGCACGGCACTACCTTGAGCGTTTGACTGAGCACCTCGAACGTGGCAACGCCTGAGTCCAAGGTCAAAGACAAGATACACCGCATCCTCAAAGGTGCGGAGGCTTACGCCGTGAACTACATCGGGGGCCAGTACGCAAAGGCTGGCACCCCTGACATCCTTGCCTGCATTGACGGGCGCTTCGTTGGTATCGAAGCAAAGGCAGGAAGCAACAAGCCCACCATGTTGCAGATCAGCGCGCTACGTCACATCGACAGCGCGGGGGGTCTGGCATTGGTCATCAACGAAAACAACTTAACCTATCTTGTGGGGTGTCTGCATGACATCAGAAACGCCAAATCCAACTACGAACAATTCGACATCTACCAAGACAGAGATGCTTGAGGGTGTGCAGATTCTCATCGACCGCATGGAGTCCAACCCTGAGGACTTTATTAGACAGCCAGGCTACTACACTTACGGCGATGACGCGCCCCGCTTCATGCACATTGCCGATGCTTTGGAAGAAGTCTTGATGGGGAATGAGGCGAACACCCGCTTTCTGCACCTGACTTCTGAAGAAAAAGCCGCCCTGCTTGTGGCGTACCGCAAGATGATGCGCCAGGCGTTTACTGCGGGGGTGATTGCCCAAGTGTTTGGAGAGGCAGAGAAGCGCAAGCGTGTGGTGGTGACGCCGAAGAAGGTAGGACAAGGGTTCCAGACCGCGCCACTAAAAGCTGAAGGGGCTGACGCAATGGTGTATTACCATCCCATCAACGAACATCTACGCAACGCCATAGCAAAACAACCACGATGAACATTGTCACCATTGACTTCGAGACGTACTACTCTTCCGAGTACAGCCTTACCAAGCTCACCACGGAGGAGTACGTGCGCTCGCCGCAGTTTGAGACCATTGGCGTTGCCATCAAGCACAACGATGGACCGACTGTTTGGTACGCCAAGCCTGACGTTGAAGAAGCGCTGAGTGCCATTGACTGGTCGGACAAGCTGGTCGTGGCGCAGAACACTGCGTTCGATGGCGCCATCATGGCGTGGCGCTACGGCATCAAGCCCAAGGCGTGGACAGACATCATGGGCATGTCGCGTGCCCTGTACCCGCATGAGAAATCCCACAGCCTGAAGTCGCAGGCAGAGCGTGCCGGACTTGGTGAGAAGGGCGATGAGGTTGTGCGTGCAATGGGTAAGCGCTTCGCTGACTTCTACCCCTCCGACTTGGGGGTCTACGGCGCATACTGTATCAATGACGTGCACCTGACGTACCAGTTGTTCCAGAAGTATCTTGACGATGGCTTCCCCCTGCAAGAGCTGAAGCTGCTTGACCTGACCCTGCGCCTCTTCATTGAGCCAAGGTTGGTGCTGGATGGGCAGATGCTGAAGGCCCACCTGCAAGACGTGCGTGACCGCAAAGAGGCATTGCTTGAGCAACTGCGGGACAAGATGCTGGAAGGGGCGAACCCTGACTTTGTCCACATGATCTTTTCAGAAGGCATGGACGGCATCAAGAAGCTGCTGATGTCCAACGAGAAGTTTGCGGAGATGTTGCGGCTGGCCAATGTAGACCCACCCATGAAGCTCAGTGCCACCACAGGGCGCATGACCTACGCGTTTGCCAAGACAGACGAAGCCATGAAGACCCTGGCTGAGCACCCTGACGAGCAGGTGCAGGCGTTGGTATCCGCCCGGCTGGGACACAAGACCACGCTGGAAGAGACCCGCACTGACCGCTTCATTGGCATGTCCACGCGAGGCGCGTTCCCTGTGCCCCTGCGGTACTACGGCGCCCACTCCGGGCGTTGGTCAGGGCAAGACAAAGTCAACCTGCAAAACATCCCTGCCCGTGGCATGTACGGCGGCAAGCTCAAGAAGGCTATCAAGGCACCCCCCGGGCACGTTGTGATTGACTGCGACTCTTCGCAGATCGAGGCGCGGACCCTGGCCTGGATGGCTGGGCAGTACGACTTGGTGCAAGCCTTCGAAGACAAAGAAGATGTGTACAAGATCATGGCAAGCCGTATCTATGGCGTGCCGATAGCGCAGGTGGACAAGACCCAACGGCAAGTGGGCAAGACCGTGATTTTGGGCGCGGGCTACGGCGTTGGGCACGTCAAGCTGCGGGCGTTCCTGAAGCTGCAAGCTGGGGTGGAGGTGTCTGAAGCCGAAGCCAAGTCCATCATCATGACCTACCGGCAGACGTACAACCGCATCCCTGAGCTGTGGGAGCGTGCCAACAAGGCGCTGGAGTCCCTGCACTATGGCAACGAGACCACGATCGACATCCCGGGCCTGTGCAAGACGGACGACATCGGCATCACCCTGCCAAGCGGGTTGCACATCCAGTACCCAGGCCTCATCCGGGTGACCGAAGAGCGCGTGGTGGGCGATTCGCGCCCTGGCTGGCGCTACGAATCCAAGGGTGTCAGCACCAAGGTGTACGGCGGGCTGGTTACAGAAAACATTTGCCAAGCCGTGGCACGCTGTGTCATCGGGGAGCAGATGCTGCGGGTACAAAAGCGCTACCCTGTGGTGCTGACCGTGCATGACGCTATCGCTTGCATCGCCCCGATAGAGGAAGCCGATGCTGCCCAGGCTTACGTTGAGCAATGCATGTCCTGGCGCCCCAAGTGGGCGCCCGATCTGCCGCTTGCCTGCGAGTCCGGCATGGGGGAAAGCTATGGGGATTGCTGAACCCAGCAACTGGATGTAAACTCAGTAATCCCAACTCATCCACCATCTAAGGCTTAGATGGCTTCTACCATGGCACTCGCCCACTCGTACTCGTCAATCAAGCAATTCGAAAACTGCCCCCGCCAGTACAACGAGGTGCGAATCCTCAAGAAGTTCAAGCAATCAGAGACAGAAGCAACACTGTATGGAACAGCAGTTCACAAAGCATTTGAAGACTACATCAAAGACCGTACACCCCTCCCTCCTCAGTTCGCTCAATTCCAGCGATACATCGAACCCCTCGCGGCCATTGAAGGCGACATCAAGTGCGAGGAAAAAATGGGTATCCGAGCTGACTTTAGCCCGTGTGGATTTTTTGATAAAGACGTATGGTTCCGGGGCGTCCCGGACTTCATGGCAATCAACGTCCCCAAGCGGGTCGCGCGGGTAGCAGACTACAAGACGGGCAAGTCAAGCCGCTTCGCTGACAAGGCCCAGCTTGAGCTGATGGCTGCAATGATTATGGCTCACTACCCCGAGGTGGACACCGTCAAGGGCGTCTTGCTATTTGTGGTGGCTGGTGACATCATTCGTTCTGAGTACACGCGTGACCACCTGCCTGACATCCTCTCTCGTTGGGCCGGCCGCGCCGGTGCTATTGAGAACGCCCTGAACCTGAACGTGTGGAACCCACGCTCGGGGCCCCTGTGCAAGTTCTGCCCCGTAACCACCTGTGACCATCACCGCTAGGAGGAACCATGGCCACCAAACCACGCGACTACAAGCGCGAGTACGCCCTGTACCAGGGCACCCCTGAACAGATCAAGAACCGGTCCAACCGCAACAAAGCGCGGCGTGCCTATGAAAAGGCCCATGGCAACCTGCCATCGGACATGGACGTGGACCACAAGAAGGCGCTGTCCAAGGGCGGCGACCCCACCAAGCTGTCCAACCTGCGGGCTACCACAGATAACGCCAATCGTAGCTTCGCACGGCAAAAAGATAACGGCCTGAAATCGCAAATTTCTAAGCGCGAAAGGAAGAAATAATTTAGTATTGAGGGGCCTGGTTTTGGGTTTCCAGGCATTCTCCTCTGATGGGTATTGCTGGGTAGTTCGCTACCCAGCTTTTTTCGTTCGTTCAACTTTTATTCAACAGGCAAATCATGCAAATCATTCAAGATAAAGCACTGCTTTTTAACGCGCCGAACCCGGCGCAGATCACTGCGCTCATCCCCAAGAGCAAGGTGTTGGAAGGCGATCAAGTGCTGGTTAACTGGGGCTTTGACGAGGTGCAACTGCTACGCAACCTGGGTATCAAAGACGTGCCAAGCCCGATCCTGGGACGCTACGACTGGCCCGGCGTGTACACACCGTTCGAACACCAGCGCGACACCGCGCACTTCCTCACCATGCACCCACGGTGCTATGTGTTCAATGAGGCTGGTACCGGCAAGACCAGTGCGGCAGCATGGGCGGCCGACTACTTGATGCGGCAGGGGCGCGTGAAGCGCGTATTGATTGTGTGCCCGGTGTCCATCATGGAGACGGCATGGCGGTCTGACTTGTTCCGTACGGTGATGCATCGCACCGTGGCGATTGCGACTGGCTCACGGGCCAAGCGCCAAGAGATCGTCAAGGGCAACTACGAATTCATCATCATCAATTTCGACGGCGTAAAGGTAGTCACTCCCGAACTGCAAGCAGGGGGCTTCGATCTCATTATCGTTGACGAAGCCAACGCAATCAAGAGTGTCCAGACCGAAAGATGGAAAGCCTTGGCAACGCTTGTAAAGCCTAGCACGCGCCTGTGGCTGATGACTGGCACGCCTGCATCGCAGTCGCCGCTGGATGCGTATGGCCTCGCCAAGATCGTGAACCCGGACTCGGTGCCCCGCTTCTTTGGCGCCTTCCGCGACAAGGTCATGACCAAGCTCACGCAGTACAAGTGGGCGCCCAAGCGTGACGC